GAAGACGGGCGAGGATGCGCTTGTCGTTGCCGCCCGCGAGCGTGGCGGGCGCATCCGCGCGAACGCCGTCATCACCAATTTCCACGGCTGGTACGAGAGCGTGCGGGCCGGATATGCCGGAGATGTAAAATGAGCCTGTTTCAATACCTGTTGGCGATCCTGTTGCTCTTTGCCGCCACGGCCTCGTGCGCGATCGTCAACCGCATCACGGGTGGCGGCTTCGTCGCCGAGGACGGCAAGGGCAACTGGCTCCTGAAACGCTGGCTTCCCGGGAAGCCGTTGTACTGGACGGCTCCGCTCATCGGCGTGATCGCGTGGATATGGAATCCATTGCCGGTCGCTATCGCCATTGCCGTGGCCTATTTCCTGTGGCGATTGCTGCCATGGGGCAGATGGATCGGCATGGGGCATTATCCGCCGGTGCGCCCGGCATCCGCCTTCGAGGCGTTTATCGAGCGGCTATGCCGAGGGTCCGTCCGGATGTCGATGTTCGTGCGGATGCTGTTCGCCGTGCCCGGCCTGATACTGGTCTTTTATGTGGCGCATGGTTTCCACGCCCCCGATATTTTTAACGCCATCGTCTGGTCTTTCTTTTTGTGGCTCGCCTACGTCATCGGCTGGGGGCTCGAGCCCTACAACGGCGTCGAACCTGCCGAGTTCATTGCCGGAGCGATGTGGGGACTGATCATCATCACGACGGTCACGATGGCGTAGAGGTCCGCGATGCTCGACTATCTTCTGAACAATTTCAACCGGTTCTCCAACCTCCTTCCCATAGCGTTTTTCCTGCTGTGGCTGTGGCTGCAGGCCAAGATCGGCGAGAAATTCGCCACACGATCCGCTGTCTCGGAACTGAATGAGAGGGTTGCCGAGGTCGAAGCGAGCGGTACCCGGCAGGAACGGCGGCTGGTGGTCGTCGAGAACCGTCTTAACGAACTGCCGGACAAGGATGCGCTGCACGATCTGTCGATCCGCACGGAAAAGCTCGGCGGCGATCTCAAGGCGGTCAAAGCGTCGCTTGACGCCATCGAGGCGTCGAACCGGCGCATCGAGGACTATCTCCTGAACCGGAAGGATGGCTGAGGTGAGTTTTAGCGAGTATATGGCGAAGGACCGCCGCCTTGCCCTGTTGCGGTTCCTCGATGATGCGCCGGAGCGCAAACTGAATATCGCCGTGATCCAGACCGCGCTCGACGGCGTTGCCCATTCGGTCAGCCGGGATATCATCGAAACCGACATGGAGCTGCTCGAGGAGCACGGGTTCGTGCGCATCGAGCGCCTGCCGCTGCGGTCCGGCGAGCTCCTGATCGGCCACCTGACGGAGGCCGGGTGCGACGCGGCCAATGGTCGTCGCCGCAGTCCGGTCGTCGCCCGTCCGAAGCCGAGGTGACGCGATGGCCCGCCGCCCGTCCACCATCGACCGTCTGCCTCCGGAAATCAGGGACTGGATCGGTCGCCTGCGCGATCAGGGCCGGACGATCGATGAAATCCTTGCCAAGTTGCGGGAACTCGATCTCGAGGCCCTGCCGTCGCGTTCCGCCGTCGGTCGCTACATCCAGCGCGGCGAGGAGATCGCCAAAGAGATGCGTCGCTCCCGCGATACGGCGGAAGCGATCGTGCGCAACCTCGGCGACGCCGAGCCGGACAAGACGACGCGTCTCAACATCGAGCTGATGCATTCGATCCTGTTCGACAATCTTTCCGAGATCAAGAAGACGCTTTCCATGGAAGGGAACGCGGTGCAGTTCGACGCCATGAAGGCGATGCTGCTGTCGAAAGCGCTGGATCATCTCGGCAAGGCGGCCAAGGACCAGATTGCGCGCCAGATCGCCATCGAGGAGCGGGCGGCAAAGCGCGAGCGGGCCAAGGCGATCAAGGCCGCAACCAGTATCAGCCGCCGCCACGGCCTGCCGAAGGATTTCATCAAGGAATTTCGCAACGCGCTCGAGATCGAAGCGCCTCCAAAAAAGGCCCGGTAAACCATGGCAGAGGAATTCAGGATCGGGCGCGCCATCGACAGGCAGGAATGGGCGGAATTGCGCCGCGCCTCCCTCTATGGGTTGCCGCCGGAGTTGCGCGACAGAAATCTGTCGGACATTTTTCTTCCCTATCAGAAAGAGGCGTTGCGTCTTCGCCTTCTGTATTCCGTCACCTTCATCGAGAAGTCCCGCCGTATCGGCCTGACGTGGGCGTTCGCCGCCGACGCGGTCATGGTGGCCGCTGCCGGGAAAGCTGCGGGCGGCATGGATTGCTGGTATATCGGCTACAACCTCGAGATGGCGCGGGAATTCATCGACGTCTGCGGCATGTGGGCGAGGATTATTGCCAAAGTGTCGGCGGAGGCGGGCGAAATCCTGTTCGACGACTACGATCCCGTCACGGGAGAGACGCGCCAGATCAAGGCGTTCCGCATCGCGTTCTCGAGCGGTTTCGAGATCGTTGCGCTGCCGTCCTCGCCGCGATCGTTACGTGGCAAACAGGGCTATGTCCTGATCGACGAGGCGGCGTTCCACGATGATCTTGAAGAGCTTTTGAAAGCAGCGATGGCGTTGACCATCTGGGGCGGCATGGTGGTCGTGATCTCGACCCATGACGGTGATGCCAATCCCTTCAATCGGTATGTCAAGGATATCCGCTCGGGCGTGCGCACCTACGGGCTGTTGCGGATCGACTTCGACCAGGCGCTGCATGACGGCCTTTACCGGCGCATCTGCATGCGCAGTGGCAAAACGTGGTCGGTAGAAGCCGAAGCCGAATGGCGACAGGGCGTGATCGACGATTATGGCGATGGTGCCGACGAGGAGCTTTTTTGCATCCCGGCAGCGGGCTCCGGCGTCTGGATCCTGCCCGCCGTGGTCGAGGCCTGCATGTCGAAAGATATCCCGGTCCTGCGCTGGGATATGCCGAACGAATTCGCCGCCGAGCCGAGATTCATGCGCGAAGCGAAATGCGAGGCGTGGTGTGATGCGGTGGTAAAACCCAACATTTCCCGCCTCGACGGAGACTTGCCGTCGTTCTTCGGCATGGACTTTGCACGCAACGAGGATCTCTCGGTCATCTGGCCGGTGCAGATGTCACGGACCATGCATCGCAAGACGCCGTTTTTGATCGAGCTGCGCAATATCCCTTTCCAGCAACAGGAGCAGATCCTGTTCTGGTTGCTTAATAAACTGCCGCGGTTTTGCGGCGGCGCGATGGACGCGGGCGGCAATGGCGCGGCGCTGGCGGAATCGACCGCGCAGGCCTTCGGGATGGAACGGATCGCCCAGATCAAGTTCTCGGTCGACTGGTACCGGGAAAACATGCCGAAATACAAGGCGACGCTCGAGGCGAACGGCATGGAGATCCCTGCCGACATCGATGTCGCCACCGATCACCGCCTGATCCGGATGATCGACGGTGTTGCCCGGATCCCGAAAGAGCGCACCACGGCCAGGGGCGAAAAAGCCGCCGACGGCAAGAAGAAAAAGCGCCACGGCGACAGCGCCATTGCCGGAGCGCTGGCGCATTTCGCCTCGCTGATGCCGATCGTCGCGCACGAATACACTCCCGTTTCCGAACTCGACCGCGTTGGCGGCCTGATGTTCGAAGGGACAAGCGGAGGGCGCAGCCTGTGGTAACGACGCGAAAATCATCCATCCTCGGCCCTGACGGCGCTCCGGTCGAAGTCGCCATCCTGTCGGAGGAAATGGCGGCGCCCGGCCTGTGGGGCGTGCGGCAGGTTCCACGCGAGAGCGTTGCAACCGGCATGTCGCCGGAACGGCTCGGCGACGTGCTGCGCGCCGCGACCAACGGTCATCCGCGTGCCTATCTGACGCTGGCAATCGACATGGAGGAGCGATACCTCCATTATTCTTCGCAATTGCAGACGCGGCGGCTGGCCTTCGACGCCATTCCGGCATCCGTCTCTTCTCCCGACGGCGTCCCGCCGAAGATCACGCACGCGGTGCACGAATTGGTGGAAGCTCCGGAATTCCGGGATGCCTGTGCCGATCTGACCGACGGTATCTCGAAGGGTTTTGCCGTTTGCGAGATGATGTGGGAATTCGAGAGCGGATTGTTGCGCCCGGTGTCCTATGCGTTCCGGGATCCGCGTTACTTTACCGTCGACCGGATCACCCTTAGCGACCTGCGCCTGATCGTCGATCACGATCTCGAAGGCACGCCCTTGCCGGACGCGAAGTTTCTCAGGCATGTGCCGCGCACCCGTTCCGGTCTGCCGCTTCGCACCGGACTGGCACGGCCTGCGGCATGGGCGTTCCTGATCCAGAATTTTACCCTGCAGGACTGGGCGGCGTTTTGCGAAATCTATGGTGTGCCGTTCCGGGTCGGCAAGTATCACCAGTCGGCATCGATGGAGGACAAGCGCACCCTGTTGCGGGCGGTGCGCGATATCGCCAATGATGCGGGCGCGATTATTCCGATCGGGATGGATATCGAGTTCCACGAGGTGAGCGGCCAGCAGGGCGAGCGGGTGTTCGGCGGTCTGCTCGGCTATCTCGACCGGCAGATATCGAAGCTCGTGGTCGGCCAGACCATGACGGCGGATGATGGTTCCTCTCTTGGACAGGCCAAGATCCACAACGAGGTGCGGCTTGATATCCTGCGCGCTGATTGCCGTCAGATGGCGGCAACCATCAACCGGCAACTGGTCGAGTATTTCGTCTCGATGAATTTCGGGCCGCAGGAGCGATATCCGCAGGTCGAGTTTCAGGTGACCGAGCCGGAGGATATCAAGGCGGTGTCGGAGGCGACCGATCGCATGGTGCGGCTCGGCCTCAAGGTCAGCCAGCGCGAGATGCGCAAGAAAATCGGCCTGTCGGAGCCGGTCGAGGGCGAGGACATTCTCGTTGCGATGTCATCCGCTGCGCCGGTCGCATCGCAGGAACGGAACGAGGAGCCGAAGCCGCGCAGGAAAGACAGGCTCTCCGCGCTGTCATCTCACGGAACCGGCTGCCGGTGCGCCTCCTGCCGGACGGTGCAGCTTGCGGCGGACGATCCGGAAAGCGATGATCTCGACGAGGTCATGGCCGATGCCCTGTCCGACTGGCAGGAAATCACCGATCCGCTGCTCGAGCAGCTTTTTGCCCTTGCGGCAAACTGCGGATCCTTCGAGGAGGTACTGGTGAAGCTTGACGCGCTGCGTCTCGACACCGGGCCGCTGCAGGAGCGGCTGGCGCGGGCGTGTGCCATCTCGCGCGGCATCGGCGACGTGAAGGACATCTGACATGGCCGAAGCGCGCCGAGGCTTCACGGTCCCGCCCGAGGTGCCCCGGTACTTTGCCGACAAGAACCTGTCGCCCCGGTTCTCGTGGCTCGATGTTTTTGGCGAGGAACACGCCTATTCGCACACCGTCGCCAAGGCAACCGAACTCGAGCTTCTCGGTGCTTTTCAGAAATCCATTCAAACGGCGCTCGAAAAAGGACAGGGTTTCGAGAACTGGCGCGACAATCTCAGGCCCGAACTGGAGCGGCTCGGCTGGTGGAAGCCGAGACGGGACGCGGATCCCGAAGGCAGGCTCCCGGACGCGCTGGTGGATTTCTCGTCGCCGCGACGGCTGAAGACGATCTTCTGGTCGAACATGCGTTCCGCCCGCGCCGCCGGGCAATGGGAGCGCATCCAGCGCACCAAGAAGGCATTGCCTTATCTTCTTTACGTACGAACGACCTCCGCCGAACCGCGCCCGGAGCACCTGACATGGGCCGGTCTGATCCTGCCGGTCGACGATCCGTTCTGGAACTCTCACATGCCGCCGAACGGATGGATGTGCAAATGCGCCGTGCGCCAGATAACGGCCCGCGAGGCTGAAGAAAAGATTGCGACCGATAATTATCTGACCGAAGCGCCGCCTATGGAGATGGTGCCATTCGTCAACAGGCGGACGGGCCAGATCTTAAAAATCCCGAAGGGAATCGATCCCGGCTGGCATACGAACCCCGGACTTGCGAGGGCGCAAACCCTGATGGACGGTCTGCGAGGTCGACTGGAAAGGGCTGGCGAGACCGTAGCTCGCAGATCGATCGAAGAATTCTGGGTCTCGTCCGCTGCCAGAACATACATGACTCTCCCCGAACGGGTTTCCTTGCCTGCCGCCATGTCAAGCGCCATTCAGAAGGAACTGAAGGCCAAATCTCCCCTGATCATGATCTCGACCGATACGGTCAGGGTGAAGTCGGATAAGCATGCCAATTTCGGCCTGCATCGGGCAGCAAAAATCCAGAAGATGATTGACGAGGGAGATATCGTCGACGAGGAGCGCGGCGACGATCAGCGAACGGTTCTGGTCAACGAAGGCAAGCAGGTCTGGAAAATCGTCATCAAAATGTCGAAAGCAGGATATCTGCGCGTATCGACCATTCACGAAATCGGTACAAAGCGGGCTCGTCGCTTAAAGGAAACAGGTGGCAGGAGGTCGTGACCCCTCGCGGTCTCAGCGTCCGGCACCCCGAAATTTGCGCTGCCACCTTATCAATAATATGAGGTGTTTCGGGAAAAAATTCAAGTTGAGACGATTTTGCTGGAAACGGCTCGACAATCGCCACGGGCGCTTTGGGGTGACGCGGATACCGGACGGGATATGAACGGGCCCCCACGGCTCTCTAATCCGCTGTGAAATCGATGTGAGACTTGAAGGTTTGGGTGGAAGACGCAGTCCGGTACCGGACCCGCTTCGGTGAT